AGAAAACATTCTTAATTCATTATGAAAGGTAAAATGAAGAAATCACATCAATATGTACTAATCGCAACCGTGCTATCATTAGCACTCTCAATTTATTTGTTTTTCTTTATGGACAGTCCTGATGCTAAATTGTATGGTATCTATGTAGGTCTTTGGGTTCCGTCAATTTTAGGTGCTTTCAGGGTTATTGAAACTGGGAGAGATGGAGATGGGACTGATTGATTTTTTTAATGACCCCAATTCCGCAATTATTTTTGGTTGCGGAATTGTTGTGAGTGTTATATTTTTAATTGGAGTTACACAATCTTTGTACGGACCTAAGAAATGATATTCATGATGATGTTTATCGCTATGGTAATTGTGGCGGTAATTTCTCTAACTACAATGGCGTATGCTCTTATATGGCCAAAGAAAAAAATTCAACATAATATATGTCATACTGATAAAATAAAACCAGAACAGTCTCATGGTCATACAGAACCACATGTTTAAGGAGTATAATGAAAATTGAAGTACAAGTACAGGAACTTAGAAAGAAGAAAATATTCATAGCTACACCGATGTATGGTGGTAATTGCGTAGGAATGTTTTCAAAAGCCTGTATTGATTTAGCTACCATGTGTGCTAATTATGGAGTTGAAACGAGATTCTTTTTCATATTTAATGAATCTCTTATCACAAGAGCTAGAAATTATCTTGTAGATGAATTTTTGAGAGCCGAAGGGTTCACACACTTAATGTTTATCGATTCTGATATTCATTTTGACCCAAGAGATGTTTTGTCTCTTGCAGTTCTTTGTGATGATGACAAACCTATTATAGGTGGTCCCTATGGTAAGAAATGCATTGCATGGGAAAAAATAAGAAGAGCCGTAGACATTGGTATAGCGGATGAAGAGCCAGATGAATTGGCAAAATTTACAGGTGACTTTGTTTTTAATCCTGTTTTGGGTACAAAAGAAATGAAGGTCAATGAGCCTGTAGAAGTTCTAGAAATTGGTACAGGTTTTATGATGGTTAAGAGAGATGTTTTTGACGATTGGAGAGAAGCGTTTCCTCAATTTCATTATAAACCAGACCACAATAGGTCTCAATTTTTTAAAGGTGACCGTTATATTCATGCATATTTTGATACGGTAATCGATAATGATGCATATATGCCAGGAGGAGAATCTGGCGGTTCTGACAGATATCTATCTGAAGATTATATGTTTTGTCAATTATCTAGAAAAATAGGTAAGAAAATTTTTCTATGTCCTTGGATGAAATTGGGTCATGTCGGTTCTTATGTGTTTGATGGTACTATGGCTGATTTAGGCAGAATAGACCAGGCTAATCCTTATGCAATGACTAATCTTAGAGACTCGGAGCATTTAAGAGAACAAAGAAGAATTAAAAAAGAAAATGAAAAGGCCGTTGAAGAGGTTGAAAAAATTCAGAAAAAAACTGAAAAAAGAAGTCAGAAGAGAAAGGCTTTAAAAAATAAAAAATGATTGACTTATCTTTTTTATATTGTTATACTATTTTTATCATGTTAAATAAATTATGGAGTTATTATGAAACTAAGTGAACAAACTATTTCTATTTTGAAAAACTTTTCTAATATTAATAGTGGTTTGTTTTTTCAAACAGGTAAACAAATCAAAACAGTTGCACCTTCAAAAGCAATACTTGCACATGCTAATATTGCTGAAGAAATTCCTGTAGAATTTGGCATCTATGACTTGAATAGGTTGCTTGGTGTTTTATCTTTGATTGAACAACCTGATATTGAATTTGGTGATAAACAATTAGTATTGAAAGATGCCACTCGTTCTAGTAGAGGGCAAAAGCAAACATACTGTGATGCTAGTTTAGTTGTTAGACCTCCTGACAAAGAGGTCGCTCTTCCTACCGAAGACGTTAAGTTTAACCTTCAGAAAACAGTTTATGAGTACATCGTAAAATCTTCTGCTATTCTTCAATATCCTGAAGTTGCAGTTGTAGGTGATGGTTCAAAAGTTAAAATTGTTGTTATTAATTCCAAGAATCAAATGACAGATGAGGCATTTGATGAAGTTGGTGAAACAGATAAAAACTTTAAATTTATTTTTAAAGTTGAAAACTTTAGTAAAATTATGTCTAAAGAATATACTGTTTCTCTTTCCCAAAAAGGTCTAGCAAAATTTGTTAGTACCGATGATGTTTTAACATATTTCATTGCACTAGAACCTAACTCTGTATTTGAAGGTTAATCCATATGCAAAATCGTGAATCATTTCTCTGGTGTGAAAAATATCGCCCCAGAGAAATTTCGGAATGTATCCTACCGGACCATATCAAAGAGATATTTCAAGGTATCAAAGACCAAGGTAGAATCCCTAATATGATTCTATCTGGTGGTCCTGGTACAGGTAAAACCACTATTGCAAAAGCACTTTGCAATGAAGTTGGTTGTGATTACCTATTCATTAATGGTTCTGAAGAATCTGGTATTGATGTTCTTAGAAATAAAATTCGTAACTATGCTTCTACTATGAGTTTTGATGGTGGTAGCAAAGTTGTAATACTTGATGAGGCCGATTATTTAAATCCACAATCTACACAACCTGCTCTAAGAGCTTTTATTGAAGAGTTTGAGAAGCATTGTACTTTTATTCTTACATGCAACTATGCTAATCGAATTATTTCACCATTACATTCAAGATGTCAGGTTGTAGAATTTAAGTTACATAATGATGACAAGCAACAAATGGCAGGTCACTTTATGAAACGAATTGGATATATATTAGACAAGGAACAGATAGAGTACGATAAAAAGGTAGTTGCAGAAGTAATCATGAAACACTTTCCTGATAACAGGAGAGTAATAAATGAACTACAAAAATATTCTTCATTTGGTAAAATAGATTCAGGCATACTTTCACAAGTATCAGAAGTAAATCTTAAAGATTTGATGCTTGCTATGAAAGAAAAGCAGTTTAATAGTGTACGCAAATGGGTTGCTGACAATATTGATAACGACCCGCAAAAGGTTTTTCGTAGAATATATGATGTAGCATCCGAGTATGTCCAACCGTCTTCTATTCCTCAATTAATTTTAATCTTGGCAGACTATCAATACAAATCTGCATTTGCGGCCGACCAAGAACTCAATCTTGTGGCCTGTCTTGTGGAAGTAATGGTAGAATGTCAATTTAATTAGGATAAAAATGTCTAAAAAATCAATACTGGCTATGGTTTTGATGATAAGTATTGGTTATGGATGTACACAAAATTATGCGAAAATTGATACGCCAAAAAATAACGCTTCGGTTGAACAGGTCGAAACAAGAAAGTGGGACCCCATAAGAAAAGAATTTTGGACCACTATGCTATTTGCACAATTATCTCAACTTCCTCATGTAAGAACAAGATTTGTTCCTAAACATTTGCATTTAATGGTAAGATGTGCTATAGCCGAGTATGAAAAAAGATATGAAATAGAATATTTTGAAAAAACTTTTGGACAAACTACTGGTAATTTGGCGCCAGATAATGCTAGAATTGCGTATAATATAACCTTTGCGTGTTCGGAAAAACAGGCTGAATTGCAGAGACAAGAACTTTTAAATGGAATGATGGAAAATCCTAGTCCTAAAAATATGTTATGACACCTTTTGATTTTATTAATGAAATAAATCACGGAAAAAAGAACCTGATGGCCGATGATATCGACCGTCAGGTTGAAAAAAAATATAAACCTTTCATAGTGAATCGAGGTCTTTCTTATTTTATGGATACGGTATTTGATGCCAATGAAATGAATATTCGTCCTAATATAGAGAACAAACTTCAATTTGAGTATTTACTAAATAATATCAGGCAGAAGAAACGATTCTCAAAATGGCACAAAGCCGATGAAAATGAATTATTGACTATGCTTATGGAATACTACAGTTTCAACATCCACCGAGCAAAAGAAGCACTGCCGTTACATTCTAAAGAACAATTAGAACATATTAGAAAGATACTTGATAAAGGTGAATTGAAAGGAGCATGATGTCTTATGATATCAGTCAAATGGTTGAAGTTTCTTTGAAAGAAAAGGATGATTTTCTCAAGGTGAAAGAAACTCTAACGAGAATAGGTGTAGCAAGTAGAAAAGAAAAAACATTATATCAATCTTGTCATATTTTACACAAGCAACAAAAATATTACATTGTTCATTTTAAAGAACTTTTTGCATTAGATGGAAAACCTTTTAACTTTTCAGATACAGATATTGCAAGAAGAAACACAATAGCAAATCTTTTAGCGGAGTGGGACCTTGTTGGATTAGTAAATCCATCAAAGACAGAAGAGCCGACCCTACCTCTCAATCAATTAAAAATACTTTCATTTTCAGAAAAGGAAGAATGGACTTTAACGCCAAAATATAATATAGGCAAAAAGTCTTAATGGGTGATTCTATAGATTATTGGAGTACCGTGGATACAATTAAAATACAACAAAGTTTAGGCATTTTTTGTCTGCATGATGATATTGAAATACCATCATTAGCAACAGAAAAATCTGCATGTTTTGACCTAAAAGCATATCTTAAAACAGGTGAAACTATTATTGGTTATAATCGATATAATCATAAAAAAGAAATTATATTAGAAAAAAATTCTCTTGAAATGTTACCTAAGTGGAGGTATCTAATACCTACTGGTATGATATTCGATATACCTTCTGGATATTATGTTAAAGTTCATCCTCGTTCTGGTAA